TACCATTCGGGGTGCTCCGATATAGTAAAGATACATAAAGTCTTCGCCCGCTGAAGTGAGTTCAACATTGCCGGATGTGTTGACCTCAATAACCGCTTGATAAGTCTCTGACGCGGTCTCGATTTCTTCGCAAGCCACTAGAAACCTCAAAGCTTTGTACCAAGGGAAATTGACATTCGCAACGGCAACAGCTCGTGGAAATACTTCACAAGGCACTGGCAATGACAGTAAATTCCCATAAGTCGGCGGAGGAACATTTCCGCCAAATATTGGTCCTGCACCACCACCGCCTGTGCGTGCTATGGCCCCCGACAAAGGCCCTAGAAATCTCTTGCTCAAACTTCCACGCCAACCCACGTATCCACTGGCCCAGTATTGAAAAGGCCCCCGATACGAATATATAGTGCCACCTCGTATGGTGTTGCCCGGATAAATGTTTGGGTTGATCCTTATATATCCAGCTCCGCCAGGATCGCGATTTATGAACGTGGTGGCGACAAACCGTTTAAGCAAGTAACGCACGCTTAAAATAGGGTCGTCATGGAAAATCTTAGTATGCTGAGGCATGGCATAATTTGTTACCATGGTAGTAATGCATTCTCCTTCTGGGGCACTATCGCAAACTTCTACACTATTCTGAGGATCATCACCAGCTTCCAGAGTGGGTCGGTATTGTGTGTACCTCCCGACTGGTTGCCATGCTTCAAAATCATCGCCCCCAGCTATCGACACAAGAATTGTGGCTGGAGAAACTGTTGATGATGAGCTTATGAGTTCATTCATGACATAAATCCTGAGAATGCCATTGGCTAACGTATTGTCAAGAGTGGGCCCTCCAGTGTAAAAATCGGCGGTCGTGTCCAGATACGGCCGGTATGACATGTATGGGAACTCTATAGTGAGATCGCGCTCTTTTGATAAGTCCATGTTAATGACACGCAATTTGCTCTGTTCCGCCACGTCCAATAAGCCTGTAGTGTTTGCGTTGGCATCGTATATAAAGCGAAGCATGCCAGTATGAACTGCGGAAGCGACAACTTGAAAACGCATTTTTATCGTACCCCGCCACTTCTGGAAAGGATAAGTACCAAAAGCTAAGGATGTTGGCAAAATCACCCCAGGAACATTTCCAGCGGAAGCATACATTGGGCTAATAGGAAAACTGGCCAGCAAATTGCCTCGTGCGTTAAGTTCAGACCACGTAAACAAGTTGAAAAAGGATTCACGGGATCTAATGTAGTGCAAAGACATTTCATCCGTACCATCCAGTCCAGCCACTCGTGAGTCTACAACAGTGGTACATTTAGGATTGTAAGCAAGTGCTGTGCTCTCTCCTTGCCCGACACTATGGGCCACCGGTGAACCAGTGGCTTGCCAAAACCTGGCTGTGGCCCCTATAGACTCCGGTCTAGAAAACCCGTAGTACAACGCAAGGCTCGCAGCATTCTTGGCGAATATCGATGCTGCAGTAGCATAGGGCCCTATCGCCGGCACGCTCGTCAACGCAGATGAAATCCTCTCGATCGTTTTCAACCTTGTGGATAGCTTTGTTTGCTCTGCTTCATCTACATCACCACTCTCCATGACTGGCCTAGTCGATGGTCCAGCCAGCACTAAATCAGGCATCCAAGCATATATAGTAATCGTAGCCTTGGGTGGGGTATCTCGGACTGTTCGCAGTCCTCCCAATGAGGACACGAATATCTTTCCAATGGAGTCTGTTGACGTCGGCTGAAGAGGGCTCAAATCCTGTGGGAAGAAAAATGGTAGCTTCATCTCTCCCCCCGTGTTCGTCGTTGGATTTAACCATAAGTGCTGTCGTTGGGACATTTGACCCCATCTCACAAGATTCTCGATATCGTCAGTCGAAATACGGTTTAAACGAGTACCAACTGGGAAAGGGTCGTAAGCAATCAAAGCCCTTCCATAAACGAACTGTTGGCCCGTGATGATAACTTTCAGATGTAATGTGCCGCGGAACCAAGCGTAACCAGCCAGTTTCTCTTTGACGGAATTCGTGTTTAAATACAATGTCCAAGGGTTGAAATTGTCATCAAGTTGCGTATTGTCCCAAACATAATCTGCGATTTGGATAGGTCTTTGAAACCAATCGCTTAACTGCATTGACGGCACAACGGACGTATCGCGGGACATATCTTGCCCTACGTGGTCCTCGCTGATATGGTCTGGCCGATCTATGCGGAACATTGTCTGACCTATGGTCTCCATGGTGTTTGTTGTTTGTATATTGTTTGATGTGGTAGGCCTACTATGATATGACATCTCCAAAATGGCCTCGTATGGAGATGCATCTGATGGATCTAGGACGCTGACCCTAACGCTAAATAGCGAAGACTCCAGGGGAGCCGCGTCGTCAAAGCAAGGCTGACAGGGCAAGTCAATCCGTAAGTGCCCCCGTAAATCTCGAGCTTCTACTGATGGCGTATATTCGACCACCATCTCGTCATGCAAGGACAATCTTTTAATCGCACGTTCTGCGTATGTCATCTGCCAGTCAACTGTGGCGTCTAGCTGGTATCTCACCAGTATTGCGCCTAGCTTACAGCGGAAGTCATCGTAGAATTCCTCGCCTCGTGCGAAAGCCTCATACAACACCGAACCTGATGCGGCAACAGTGTGCTCCTCGGGGGATATGTCAGAGTGGCGTACCAACAACCCCTTAAATAACGACTCATCTTGAAGAGCTCCGAGGTACCTCTTCAAGGCAGGATGCCAAACAGAATTGCGTGACAGGAAATCAACGTCTCTCATGCATATCCGTCCAGCAGCATCTTCCAACTTGGCATTCTTTTGAGTTGGGGTAATCTCCATTCCCATGTTCTGGAATGCTTGTGCCATGGTCTGCAAAGTCACGCGCTCATCTGAACAACGAAGGAAAGCATCATCCCCATAGGTCATAATTTTGCAGAACTTGGCAAAATCGCGCCGTCCTGTAACAAGGAAGACAGCGCAATACGACCGGAACATGTTATCAATGCAGTTGAACGCCGTGGTGACTCCAATGCCGGAGGGGTTTGAGTTGCGTAAGCGAACCACCACACCATCAAAAAGTGATGTTGGAAAAATCCACTGCGACAACCCTCTCTTGACATGTTCAATCCACCCGGGCTCTGCTCCTTTCCTTTCCATGAGCATACAAACGAACTTAACGACCTCGCTCTTCATTGCGGGACTAACATGCTGGTCGAACTTCTTGTAGTCATATTGTATGATGTCCTCCTTGCCGGTGTCAAACTCGGTGACCATATCGTGCCAGCGTAAACCTTGACAATCCATACCAATCGCAACACCTAGGCTCAAATTGTAACGGGCCATGTGTGAACACAACCATCCCAAATGCTTGCGAATCCATAGCGTCAACGCCAGTGAGCTTGCTTGAAACAATCGGGCTTTCTTCTTCTGCCCGGTCAAAACTGGCTCATCTTTCAGGGTAGCTTTAAAAATCTGGACCTCGACATCACCATCGTCAATGGATTTCTCAAACCTCTCCAAAGCCAACCAGGCACTTGCATGCAACTCGTATGGCGGTTTGTTGCTCGGACTCATTTTCCGCTTCTCCATGTTGTACGGATGGCCTGCTGAAGATTTCATGTTCAGCGGATTCACGCTCTTATCGTTCAGCCCATTTCGAATTTCATACTGTGTCAAAGGTCGTACATCACGCAGATCAGCAGCAAACGTCGTCAGCAACATCTCGCGGATATCAGGCACAACCTCCATCACATAATATGCACCACGATGCGTTATCTGTTCCAGCCCGACAGTGTAAGGCCAATTAGGC